ATTCCAATTTGGAGAAACAAAGGTGATATCACTGACCCTGAAAAAGGTCGTGACTTAATCATCGAGTTGGCTAAAGCAAAAACACCAAAAGGTAAAGATTATACAATCATCCAAACTATTATGTATGATGATGCTCAACCTTTACACGAAGAAAAAGTACAATCAGAAGCTTGGGTTAATGATGAATTAACTTGGAGAGATGTTTACTCTAAAAAACCAACTGAATATTTGGAAGCAATTGCACGAGGAGAAACTCCACGTTGGGATTCTGAAAAAGGTGGTTATGTGTATGGTGATAGTTCATCTGAAGAAATGATGATGGGTGGAGGAACAAGTGTTTCTTCTTACAACGACCCACAAGCGAATGCAGAACCTGATGAGGATATGCCATTCTAATTAAACCTTAAATGCGTTCTGAGGGATAAGTCTTTGAGAACGCTTTTTTATTAAATAACACAAATTATGGCAATTAAGAAAAACGATTTTAAATCAATTAAAGATAAATTCTCCACATCGGCGAAGTACAAACCCCAAAGATTTTTTGATTTGGGTCCTGACTTTTTGGATGCTGTGGGATTACCAGGTCCTGCGATTGGACATTTAAATATGTTCTTGGGTCACTCGGATACAGGTAAAACAACTGCGTTGGTAAAAACTGCGGTGGATGCTCAAAAGAAAGGTATCCTTCCTGTGTTTATCATCACAGAACAAAAATGGTCATTTGAACACGCAAAACTAATGGGTTTCCAATGTGAAGAAGTTGTTGATGAAAAAACAGGTGAATTAGATTGGGATGGTTTCTACATCTTCAATAATGACTTTGATTATATTGAACAAATCACGGACTATATTAATAGTTTGTTGGATGCACAAGAAAAAGGTGAGTTGGATTATAGTTTATTGTTTTTATGGGATTCTGTTGGTTCAGTTCCTTGTAAGATGACCTTTGAAGGTAAAGGTGGTAAACAACACAACGCATCTACGTTAGCGGACAAAATTGGTATGGGTATCAACCAACGTATTTCAGGTTCACGTAAAGCGGATTCAAAATATGAAAATACATTAGTAATTGTTAACCAACCTTGGGTTGAGTTACCTGACAATCCATTTGGTCAACCAAAAATCAAAGCAAAAGGTGGTGAGGCGATTTGGTTAAACTCATCTTTGGTATTTTTATTTGGTAACCAAAAAGGTGCGGGAACAAACAAGATTACTGCAACAAAAGACAAGAGAAGTGTTAAGTTTGCGATTAGAACAAAAATTTCTGTTATGAAAAACCACATCAACGGATTGGGTTATGAAGACGGAAAGATTATTGTAACACCACACGGTTTCTTGGCGGGAAAAGAAGCGTCAGAAGAAAAAGCGTCTATTGAAAATTACAAAAAAGAATATGCTGACTATTGGAAAGATATTCTTGGTGTAACATCATTAGATTTCGAATTGAAAGAAGAAAAAGAGTCGTAACATTTTAAATAAACTTAAGTGACCAAAACATTATTAGTTGACGGTAACAATTTAATAAAGATAGGATTTCACGGGGTAAAAGATTTTTACCACAAGGGGGAACACGTTGGTGCTATTTGGCACTTCATTAATACCCTCCGTAAATTCATTGAAGAATATAACTATGACAAAGTAGTTGTATTTTGGGATGGTGAAGGAAGTTCATCATCAAGAAAACTAATATACCCCCAATACAAAGAGAACAGACGTTCTGATTCAAATGTTTATAAAGAAAATTCTTTTACAAGCCAAAAAGAAAGAGTTAAACAATATTTGGAAGAAATGTTTGTTAGACAGATTGATGTTGACAATAATGAGGCCGATGATTTAATCGCTTATTATTGTCAAATCTCTCCTGACGAAAATAAGACCATATTTTCGGGTGACCGAGACTTAACACAACTTATCTCAGAAACGGTCTCTATCTACTCCCCAAACACCAAGAAAATGTATAAGAATGGTGATAAGATTAAGGTAGATTACTACGAATTCCCGCATCAAAATATTAAAACTTATAAGATATTATCAGGTGATAAATCCGATAATATTGATGGAATTTATTATTTGGGAGAAAAAACACTTGTAAAATTATTCCCTGAGTTGCTTGAAAATACCGTTACGATTGACGATATTTTAACAAAGGCAAATATGTTGTTTGAACAAGACAAAGACAACACTGCAATTAAGAATTTGTTAACAGGAAAAACAAAATCAGGAATTTATGGTGAAGAATTCTTTGAAATCAATAAAAAAATTGTAGATTTGTCAGAACCTTTAATAACCGACGAGGCTAAAGAATTGGTTGAGTTATATTATAAGGAAAGTTTAGACCCTGATGGTAGGGGATATAAAAACCTAATGAAGATGATGATGGAAAACGGACTCTTCAAGTATCTTCCAAACACGGACGATGCGTGGATTAACTTCCTAAAACCGTTTATGAAACTAACAAGAAAAGAAAAAAGAAATTATAACACAAACAAAAATTAGATATGAAAGAACAAGAAATCACAAAAATGGAATTCCTTTTAACGTTGAATGATAGAATCATTGTACAACGTTTTTACAATGTAAAAGGTTACAATCCAAACGCAAAAAACTCGATGGAACTTTATAACTACATCAAAGGAGTTAAGGATGAGTTGAGTTATGATTTGAAAATGAAAACCGTTGTCTATATGATTGACAATATGAATCAAATTATGGAAGATTCAAATGTATTGAACACATCGATGACTGACGGTGACGAGTACTTTAATATGTATGTTAAGGTCGGAGATGAGACACTTTGTCATAGACAGTTCAACGCTAAAATATACCCTCCAAAGGTAAGATATACCGTTGACGTACGTCCCTACCTAAAAAACATTCTTAAAGAATTGACTGACATTTTTTCAGGTGAAAAATTAACTTTCGATTATCTCGGCCTTCCACTTTCAGTATAATATTTATCAAATACACAAACAAAATTGAGAATGAATTCAGACAAAAATTTTAATTATTTAGGGGAAACTTTCCAGCTCCAATTATTAAATCAAATTATCGTAGACAAAGAATTCGCTCGCTCAATCATTGATGTAATTGAACAAAATTATTTTGAAAACAAGTACTTCAAGATAATGATTCAAATGATAAAAGAATACTATAGAAAGTATGAATCAAGTCCTTCATTTGAAACATTAGAACAAATTACAAAATCAGAAATTACACAGGCACTTGCGGCAAGAATCGTATTGGACACTTTAAATAAAATTAAAGAGGCTCCTTTAGAGGGATGTATGTTTGTCCAAGAAAAGGCTTTGAAATTTTGTAAACAACAAGAATTACAAAAAGCAATTACAAAGGCTCAAAAGGTTATTGATGGGGGTGAGTTTGAAAACTACGATGCTCTTGAAGAGATGGTCAGAGAGGCGTTACAAGTTGGGGAAATTGACAGAGGAACAGAAGATGTATTTCACAACCTTGACGACGTATTAAATGACGATTTTAGACACCCAATACCAATGGGTATCCCTGGTATTGACAGGTTATTAAAGGGTGGTTTAGCAAAAGGAGAAATTGGTGTTGTATTAGCACCTACGGGTGTTGGTAAATCAACATTATTAACTAAGTTGGCGAACAACGCATTTAATTTGGGATACAATGTATTGCAAATATTCTTTGAGGATAATCCAAAAATAATTCAAAGAAAACATTTTACACTTTGGACAGGAATTGCCCCTGATGACTTGGCAAATAAGAAAGAGGAGGTAATTGCAAAAGTTACTGAGATTAAGGAAACTATGTCAAACAAGTTAGTCCTTAAAAAATTACCTTCCGATACTTTGACTATGATGCAGATTAAGAATCAAGTCAGAAAAATGATTGCAGAGGGAAACAAGATTGATATGATTCTTTTGGATTATATTGATTGTGTGGTACCTGACAAAAATCTTGGTGATGAATGGAAGAGTGAAGGTTCTGTGATGAGAGGGTTTGAGGCGATGTGTCACGAGTTGAACATTGTTGGTTGGACTGCAACACAAGGAAATCGTTCTTCTATATCTTCAGAAGTGGTTACCACCGACCAGATGGGTGGTTCTATTAAAAAAGCACAAGTTGGACACGTTATCATTTCCGTGGCTAAGACTTTACAACAAAAAGAAATGAAGTTGGCAACTATCGCTATTACAAAATCTCGTATCGGTTCTGATGGAATTGTGTTTGAAAATTGTAAATTTGACAATGAATTGTTAGAGATAGATACCGAGAGTTCCGTTACGTTCTTAGGGTTTGAAGAACAAAAAGAGGAACAACAAAAAAATCGTGTAAAAGAATTACTTGAGAAACGAAAACAAAGAGAACAAAGTAAACAAACCCCAAATCAAATAAATTAATTTAAGAAAAAAGAAATATGGACGCATCGCAAAAAATTTTGTCGGACTTAACTGTGTATATGAAATACGCAAAGTTTGTACCTGAGTTGAACAGACGTGAAACGTGGGAAGAGTTGGTAACTCGTAATATGGATATGCACATCAAGAAATATCCGGCATTAGAACAAG